CCGCGCGCCCCTGCCGCACCCACGCCCTCGAGCTCGGCACGCACCTGGCGGCCGCCTTCCGCCACGAGGCGGACAGAGACCCTTTTCTCAGCCATCGTGGCTTCCTTCCATCTCTTCGTTGAGTTTGCGCACCATCACCGCCTCGATCTCGGGCAGCAGTTCGGCGGTGATCAGGGGGTCAATGCCCAGCGCGCGAGCAAGGGCCAGCGCTGCGCCCATGTCCCAGCCGAGCACTGCGCCGGGGGCCACACGCAACTGTCCACCAAGGCGGCCGACCAGATCCCAGACCTGCCAGCCTTCTGGCGTCTGTGGTCGGTTCAATCTTGCGGGGCAGTCGGGGCAGATGCCCCCAGGGCCCTCGCAGGGTGCGCAGGCTGCGCAGTACCGGTCGCCCCCGCCGAAGGACCAGTCGGCGAGGGCGCGGAGACGTTTTTTTCCGCGTCCAGGATCAGACCGCGCGCGACGTATTGCGTCTGGAACGCTTCAAAGACCGGCCAGATTTCCAAGAGGGCGTCGATGCCTTCGGGCGTGACGGGGATGATATTGCCCGCGTCATCGCCGACGCCCTCCCAATCCAGCACGGCGCGGCGGGCGACGGCTTTGGCCATGGCCAGCGCCAGGTCTTCCTGACTGGCACCTTCGGGCAGGGCCTCGATTGTCGGATCGGCCCGGGCCGACACCATCAGCGCGGTGGTCAGAGGGCCGACCAGCAGGCGCAGGCCGGGCGCGAGGTCCAGCCATTGCGGCTTGGCGGTCAGGTTCAGTCGGATCATGATCAGTATCCTGCGAGGGTGTTGACGAGAATGGCGGTGCACATGCGGGCGGGACTGGCGGCCTTGGCGGCCATCCAGTCGAAGGTGGCCTGCACGCCTTGGGGTCCGGCGATTTCGATCCGCGGGCGGGGCAGGTAGACGGCATGGGCGGTGAAGGTGAAGCTGGCGTTGGCCCCGAGGCTGTAGTTGAACTCCAGCTCGCAGGGCGTGCCGTCGATGGCTTGGGTGATCAGCGTGGTGTCGGAGAAACGCACCTCGATCCGCCCTGACAGAGCGGCCATTGCGGGATCGGCGCCATCGATGCGGCCGTCGCCGCGGATGGTTTCGATCCGGTCGAGGTTGTTGGAATAGGTGATCTCGGCCGAAACCACGTTGCCCAAGGCCGAGCCATTGCGTTTCACCGTGCCGTTGAAATGGCCGAAGCGCTGCAGGCCCAGCGCGGTTGGTGTGCCTGCGGCTGTGGTGGCTGCGATGGTTTCGCCTTGGGCGACAAGGCGGGCGGTGGCCGTCAGCAATCCGGAGCGCTGCATTTGCCACGTCAGCTGATCCAGCACGCAGCCGGAATACATCGCGAACCGCTGCACCTCGGGCATGGCGGTTTCGATGGCCATACTTGGCAGGGTCCAGTTGCCCGACTGGAAGGTGTGGGTTTTCGGCGTCGTGCCGGTGGTAGTCGGCTGACCAAACGCCGCCTTCAGCCAGAACCCGAAGGCTTCCACATCGATGGGGATCACCACCTCTCCGTCAGCCGTGACCGCATCCTTGATCGGGGCCAGCGGATCGCGGCCATAGCCCAGCAGTTCGGATTCCAGCAGCGGCTGTTCCGATCCGAGTGTAGTCCGGGCGAAGGGCATCAACCGGAACCCGCTGACCGGCGGGGTGCCGTAAACCGTCTCATACGCAAGCGCCATCTGCGCCCGCGCGCCTTGCGCACGTGCCATGTGGGTCTCCTTTATGTGGGGGTGATCAGGCCAGTGGGCCGGTGGTGGTGTAATGCAGGACGACGGTGATCACCGCCGCTTTCAAGGCCGCTGCGCCCTCGATGGGCAGATCGACCGAGGCCGGGGCTTCCGCCTCGACCCAGTCACAAAGGCCACCAAGGGAGCGGTCGGCTTCAAGCGCGGTGCCGATGCTAGCGATCAGGGTGTCGAAGGTGCTGGCCCGACTGGTGCCCGCCTGGACGACAACCTCCAACTCGGCCCGGTGCTGATAATGGTAGCGCAGGGGCGACAGCGTCACATCCGGCTCACCCGGCTGGCCATCGCGCAGGATGATCAGGCCCGTTGTCGGGATCCGCTCGGTCAGTACCTCGTCACGCAGGGTGAGGGCGGGAAGCAGCTGAAGTCGCGCATGCAGCGATGAGAGAATGGTTTCACGAGTAGAGGACATCGCGTATATCCCTACGAGCAGGGGTTATTTAGGCTAGGGTCAGGACCCATAAATTCGCTTGATCGGAGGCTTGCCGCGTGATTCAAACTCCCAAACTGGGGAGGGGTCATGAGCGAAATTTTCTGGCTTTCGGAGGCGCAGATCGCGCGTCTC